GTGCAGCCGCCTCGGATCTCTAGGTTGCCGTTGCTGGGCTCGTAGATGAACAGCCGGTAGCCCTCGCCGTTCACGGCGCCCGCTTCGGTCGGCGTCAGGTGCGCGCCGGCCACCTTGGCAGAGAAGGTGAACCCGCCCGAAGTGCCAGGCGTGTTGCTGATGCTGAAGCTGCAGGAATCGAGGAAGGCGCTCACAGGTCAGCCTTTGTTGAAGAAAGACACGCAGGGCGAGATGCCATGCAGCCCTGGCCGCCAGCGGTCGGCGCTGGCCCAGGCTGGCGCCGTCAGTTCGGGCGATGCCGCGATTGCGGCTCGGATTTGCTCGGGCGTCATGCCATCACCTCGTCTCGTCGTCCATCAGGTCGCCCCATTGCGAGCGCCCCTCGAAAAGCAGCGGCGGCACCGGCTTGGCCCTGGGCGCGGCCGGCTTGTAGGACACCAGCCGCACACTGCCGTTGCGCCGCCGCTCGCCGTAGAGCGCGTGGGGGAACGGTCCCCAGCGGCTCCAGCGCAGCAGCAAGTAGCCCTCGTGCCCCTTGCGCACGCGGCGCCGGTGCAGTGCGAGCGCCCAGATAAGGCAGTTGCTGGGCATGGGTCACGGCGCCATCACCCGGCGTTGAAGTAGCTTTGGCACGGGCTGATGCCGTGCAGCCCAGCGCGCCAGCGTTCAGCCCCGGCACGGGCCAGCGCGGCCTCGACGTGCTCGCTGCAGTACCACTGGCCCGGGGCCTGCCAGTCGCGGGCGCGGAACGGGATACCGAGGACGCCTGCCCAGTCGTAGTGCTCGCCGATAGTGCCGCGAGCCCAATCAATGCCCCACTCGGGCCGCGGGCAGGCAACCTCGACCACCTGCCACGCGGTGCTGCGCGCCAGCACCTCGGCCAGCGGCGTGCTCACCACGCCACCCTTCAGCGCCAGGCACTCGATCACCTGCTCGCCATCCACCAGCCCGCAGTGAGACCACGGACCCCACCACGCGCCAGCGCGGATCAGCACGCTGCCCACGCTGCGGCTGCGGGTGTAGATGACGCGCAGGGCGGTCACGGGATGAACTCGAAGTCCACTCGCAGCTCGGCGCTGTTGCTGGCCAGGGCCACGCCGCCGGTCGCTGAGCCGATGACGCGGCGCACCCAGACTGCGTGCCGGTCGCCCACGGCCAGATCGGGCACGGCGATGGCGCTGCCCACGTCGGTGGGGCTGCTGAACGTCTCGCCAGTCGGAGCCGTACCTTCGTCGCTTTCGACCTCGGCGTCCACGTTCTTGCCGCCGCCATCGAGCGCCAGGGCCAGCGTGCCGACAGCCGCCTGATCGCTGACCCACAGCTTGACGGCGGTCAGATCCTTGTCGCCGTTGTTGAGCAGGAAGATGCAGCGGTATTCGGTGTCGCCGGCCAATGCTTCGGCGGCGCTCACTGTGTCGAACAGCGTGTTCGCCGTGGCCGCAGTGCTGGACATGACGCCGCCCAGCGAGGCGGCCGGGTTGGAGTTGCCAGAGCCGCCGCTGAGGCGGAAGGCGAGAGATGCGGGCATGGGTCAGTTCCTCACTTGATCGTTGAAAGGTCAGGCGGCGGCTGGCAGGTAAAGCCCGATGTCCGCTGCCACCATCAGCCCGGTGCGGGCGTCGCGCACGGGCAGCACTTCCAGGCCCTGGGTGCCGGCCAGCGGCAGCACCAGCATCCGGCGCGTGCGCTGGCGCTCGTCGCGTTCGAAGGTCACGCGGGCCGGGGCCAGGGTCATCGCGTCGCGGCCGTCGCGCCCATCGACACCGCGGCGGCCTGGTGCACCGTCGCGGCCGTCCAGCCCGTCGATGCCATCGCGCCCCGGTGGGCCCTGCTCACCCTGCGGGCCGCGCTCGCCGTCTGCGCCGTCCCTGCCGTCACGGCTTGGTGCACCATCGGCACCATCGCGGCCGGGCGGGCCCTGCTCGCCGTCCTTGCCGTCGCGGCCATCGGCTCCGTCCTTGCCGTCAGCGCCATCGCGACCAGGCTGGCCGGGCTCGCCGCGTTCGCCTTGCGGGCCGGGTACAGGTGCGCGCGCCAGGGCCTCGCGGGCGGTCTGCAGCGCCTTGGCTGCCAGCGCAGCGGCCAGCAGCTCGGGGGTGTCGTCACGCGCCATTGCTCAGCGCCCTCACGGCAGCGGCGCGCAGCTCGGCGTTCGGGTCGGGCCGCAGCGGAACCACGTTCTCACCGCTGGGCTGCGGCTCCATCGTGCGCTCGGTGATGGCCTGCAGCAGCTCGGCGCGGGCGGCTTCATCCATCGCCGGGAACTGCAGCGTCACGATGCGGCGCTGCTGCTCGGCGATGACCTCCGGCGGCATCCCGGCGGCCTGCATGTCGGCCAGGATCTTCAACTCGGTCTCGACGTCCGCCAGGTTGAAGTCGCGCGGCCACTGCACCGAGGGGCCCTGCTGCATGCCCAGCCAGCGGCGCGACATGTCCCAGGCCCGGCTCTCCAGGTCTTGCATGCGCAGAGCGAAGCGCGACAGCTCGCCGTTGATCGCCTGGAAGCGCATCTGCATGGCGATGCCGCTCTCCTGGGCATTGACGGTGGCCACGTTCAGGCCGACCTCGTCGATCTTGCTTTCCAGCTTCTGGATGCGGTCCAGGTAGACCCGGGCCGGACCATCAGGCGGCGCGATGAAGGCGGGCGTACTGCCGCTGTGCACCATCAGGTTGCTGGTGCCGATGGACTGGCCGGCGGTCTGCGCGGCGGCAAGCTTCTGCTCGGAGGTGCTGTCCTCCGGCACCTGCATGGTCAGCAGGCTGAAGGTCTGCGCGCGCAGGATCTCGTCCAGCTCGCTCTCGGCGTTGAACAGGCGCTTGCTGAGGTCCGCGATGGCCGCGAACGGCCCGAAGTGCGGGAAGTCGCCGCCCTCGGTGAAGATCAGCACCGGGCACTCGCCGAGCGGGTGGTCGGCTCCGGCCAGCGGCACCTTCTCCTTGCTGACAGCCGACCACTTCTCGCGGTCGAAGTGCCAGGTGCAATCCACCCGGCTGCCGTCTGCCTTCGTGAAGTTGCCAGCGAACTCCACGAAATCGAACTTGCCGTCGTCGCCGATGGCGAACTCGGTCAGGCTCTCGGGCTCGATGGCTGACCAATACGGCAGCAGGCGCTGGCCGATCTGCTGGGCCTGGCTTGCGGGCATCGTGGCCGGCATGTCCACCAGCAGCAGCATCGAGCCGCGGGCCTTGGCCTGGACGATGAACTGCGAGAAGAACACGTCGACCGTGTTGCCCTTGCCGTCCACGTCCTCGGCGATGCGGGTGAACTGCCCGTTCGGCAGCTCGCGCGAGGCGGCCTTCATCGAAAGGTAACCGGCGAAGCGGCTGCAGGCCATCGCCAGCGGCGAGGCATAGAATGCGATCTCGTTGCGGCGCGCGAACTTGATGTCGCTCTCGCGCGGGTAGCGCACGAGGTAGCTCAGCCCGGAGAGCTGGACGTTGTTGTCGCCGTAGTCCGACACCACGGGACGGAAAGGCCCATCCCCGCGCAGCGCGTGCGCGATGAACTTGAAGCGCGGGGCGCTGGCGTTGGGCATGGGGCGGTGCGCTGGTTTGGCAGGCCGCAGTCTCTGCGCCCATTCATGCCGTTTCGGCATGGATGCAGGCCTACCTTCCGCGCCGTCAACAACCAAGGCGTGAGGCCGCATGGACATTGCGAAACTGAAGGACAAGCTGGGCGACGAGACGTTCGCCTCGCTGCAGGGCTACGTGAACGACCTCATCGGGCAGCGCGACGCAGCACGCAACGAGTCGATCAACGGCAGGAAGGGCAAGGATCAACAGATCACCGACCTGAAAGCTGAACTTGCCGAGGCATATGAGACGGCCGGCGTTGCTGGACTGGACGAGCTGAAAAGCCGCCCCAATCCGAAAGCCGCTGTCGAGGAAGCCGCGCAGTTGTCCGCCAAGCTGAAGCGCGCGGAGCGGGAACGCGACGACGCGAAGAAGCTGGCCGACGAAGCCTCGGGCAAGTTCCGCGGCTCCCTTCAGAAAGCAGCCATCGCGGAAGCGCTGGGCGGGCATGAGTTCATCGCCCGCGACATCGTCGAAACCTTCGTCAGCCAGCGGCTGACGTGGGAAGGCGACGAGCTGTTGTTCAAGTCCGACGACGGGAAGCTCATTCCCGTGAAGGACGGAGTGGCCGGGATCGCCAAGACGCGCCCCGAGCTGCTCAAGCCCACCGGCACGGGAGGTGCGGGGGTGCGTCAGTCCAACGCGGGAAGCGGCGGCGCTGGCAAGACCATGACCCGAGCCGAGTTCGAGGCCCTTCCTCCCGCCCAGCGCGTGGAGCAGGCCAAGGCCGGCGTGCAACTCACCTGACCACCTCCTGAAGGAACACCATCATGTCCACGACCCTCACCGGCCTGATCCCCGACCTCTATGCTGGCCTCGATGTCGTCTCGCGCGAACTCGTCGGCTTCATCCCCTCCGTCACCCTCGACCCGCAGGCCGCTCGCGCTGCCGTGGGCCAGCAAGTGCGCAGCCCGGTCGCCCCGGCCGCCGCCGCCACCGACATCACCCCCGGCGTCACGCCGCCCGATGACGGCAACCAGACCATCGGCAACGTGCCGATCACCATCACCAAGGCCCGCCGCGTGCCGATCCGCTGGACCGGCGAGCAGGAGCGCCAAGCCGCCAGCGGCGTCGGCGTCGCCAACGTGCGCGCCAACCAAGTGGCGCAGGCCATCCGCACGCTGGTCAACGAGATGGAAGCCGACCTCGCCGCGCTGCATGTGCTGGCCAGCCGCGCCACCGGCACCGCGGGCACCACGCCCTTCGGCACCGCTGGCAACTTCATGGACGCGGCCAACGTCCGCCGCATCCTGAGCGACAACGGCGCGCCGCTGAGCGACCTGCAACTGGTGCTCGACACCGCCGCCGGCGCCAACATCCGCGGCGTGCAGTCGCGCCAGGACATCCAGGGCGACTTGAGCCTGCTGCGTCAAGGCGTGCTGCTCGACCACTCGGGTCTGATGATCCGCGAGTCGGGCCAGGTCCGCACGCACACCGCCGGCACGGCCGCCAGCTCGACGACCAACAACGCGGGCTATGCGGTCGGCGCCACGACCATCACGCTGGCCTCGGCCGGCACCGGCACCTTCCTGGCCGGCGACGTGGTGACCTTCGCGGGCGACACCAACCAGTACGTGCTGGTCTCCGGCGACGCCGATGTCTCTGGCGGCGGCACCATCGTGCTGGCTGCGCCCGGCCTGCGCCGCGCCATCCCGGCGTCGGCCACGGCGATCACCCGCGCTGCCAGCAGCGCACGCAGCATGGCTTTCGCTCGTTCGGCCATCGTGCTGGCCGCGCGCCTGCCCTCGCTGCCGGAAGCCGGTGACAGCGCCATCGATCGCACGGTCATCACCGACCCGCGCTCGGGCATGTCGTTCGAAGTGGCGATGTACCCGCAGTACCGCCAGATGCAGTGGGAGATCTCGGCGGCCTGGGGCCCCGCGATGATCAAGCCGGAGCACGCAGCGCTGCTGCTGGGCTGATCCATGAGCACCCAGATCGAGACGGTCCGGGTGGCTTCGACGGACCCTGCAAACCAGGGTCCGTTCGTCGTCATCAACAAGGCCGACTTCAACCCCGAGGTGCACAAGCTCTTCGAGGAAGAGGCCGCCGAGGCGCCGAAGAAACGCGGCGCAAAGCAACCCACCACGGAGGCCTGACACCATGGCTACCGCAGAGAACGCAAAGCTCCAGTACGAGGCCGGGCAGAACGCCGTGGCCATGTCCGTCCTCACCAACAGCGGCGACGCGACGACCTTCACCAGCGCGGCCTCGCTCTGGTCCAGCCGCAGCGGCTTCGCCCCTGTGGTGCGGCCGAATGGCCTGCTGACCGGCGGCGCCATCACGCCGAACGCCAGCAACAACACGGTGACCGTCGCGTCGCTGACGTGCAACCTGAACGGCGTGGTCACCACGGTGGCCGGCGGTAACCTGACCGCCACGCGCCCTGCGTCGAACGTGTCGAAGGTGGTCTCGCTGACCGTCAACGCTGCGGGCGCGCTGGCAGCAGTGGCTGGCACCGACGGCAGCACCGCGGCCTTCGTGGAGACCCGCGGCGCGGCCGGTGGCCCTCCGCTGATCCCGGTGGACAGCATCGAGATTGGCCAGGTGCGCTTCGCCACCAGCACCGCGGCGGTGATCCCTTCCACCGAGATCTTCCAGGTGGTGGGCCTGCACCGCGAGCGCGCGGACTTCCCGCTGTTCGACGTGCTGCCGGGCTCGGGCACGGTGCGTTTCCTCGACGTTCTGCCGGCCATCCACACCGGCCCGACGCCGAAGCGCACGTTCGCCAGCTACGCCTCGCCGATCTTTGCCGACATCGCGCTGGCCAGCGACTTCGTGCCGCCCGAGACTACGCACTCGGTGACCTCGACCCAGGTCTACGGCACCACGCTGGGCTCCAGCTCTTCGACGCTCGGCCAGGGCAGCTTCACGGCCTTCCTGAACAACGGCGTCAACGACCCGCTGGTGGCCCTGAAGAACGAGGTGCTGTGGTTCCGCTTCTACCCGGACCGCTACGCCACGCCGAACCTGCTCTGCCAGGGCAAGCTCGGCATTGCGCGCACCTTCCCGGCTGCTGACAGCATCCAGGCGGCGTGCACGATCTCGGCCAGCGCTGCGGCGACCGAGGTGGCCTGATGGGCTTCAACGCGGAGCAGTTCGAGCGGGCGCAGTTCGCGCCACGCCGGGCCAGCGTGTCGGTGGACGCGCTGGCCGCCTTTTTTCCCGAAGGCGAGCCGGCTGTCTGGGAGGTGCGAGGCCTCTCTGCCGCCGAGCTGCACCGCGCGCTGGAGGCCGGCAAGCGGCAGGGCAGCATCGAGCAGATCGTCCGCGCCATCGCTGGTGGCGGCGACCAGGCCGAGGCTGTCCGCGCCGCTCTGGGCCTGACGAAGGACACCCCGGGCGAGATCGCCAAGCGCCTGGAGATGCTCGTGATGGGCAGCGTGGCGCCGAAGATCGAGCTGCCGCACGCGGTGAAGCTCGCCGAGGTCGCTCCCATTGAGTTCCTGTCCCTCACGAACAAGATCACCGAACTCACCGGGCAAGGCTTCGACCTTGTAAAGCCCGCAGCCGCCTCGCTACCGACTCCGGCCTGAGCGCCACCATGAAGCTGCTGGAGATGCGAGGCGGCTTCCTTCACGAGCACCGGCCCGACGTGATCCCGCAGGGGTTCGTCACCGACGAAGAACTGGCCCTGTGGACGGCCTACTACGAGCGCAAGGCCGCCGAGTCGAAACATGGCTGACCTCACCAAGACCGTCTCGATCATTTTCCAGGGCGAGGATCGCGCCAGCGGCGTGACCGGCGGCCTGGCGCGCGATCTCGACAAGGTCGGCACCGAGGCTGGCTCTGCCGCGTCGAAGGTCGACCAGCTCGACAAGGAACTCGACGACCTCGGCAAGAGGGGCCCGGGCCTGACGGCTGTCACCACGGCCATTCAGGCGCTGGCCGCCTCTCTCGTCGCGCAGGCGTTCATCAACGCCAACGTGGAGGCCGAGAAGTTCACCCGCACGCTGACCCTGCTCAAGGGCAGCAGCACGGCGGCCGCGGAAGAGTTCGAATACGTCAAGCGCATCTCCAACGAGCTGGGCCTGGAGATCAGCGTCACGGCCGGCGCATATGCCAGCCTGACGGCAGCCACCAACGGCACCAACCTGCAGGGCGAGGCCACCCGCACCATCTTCGAAGCGGTCTCGCGCGCCATGGCCGCACTCGGCCGCAGCAGCGAAGAGACGAACGGCGCCTTCCTGGCGATCACCCAGATCGTCAGCAAGGGTCGGGTCTCGCTCGAAGAGTTGTCGGGACAGCTCGGCGAGCGCTTGCCCGGCGCGCTGCAGATCGCGGCACGCAGCCTGGGCCTGACCACCGAGGAGCTGATCAAGCTGGTGGAGGGCGGCGGACTGCAGGCCAGCGAGTTCCTGCCCAAGTTCGCCGCCGAGCTGAACAAGACCTTCGGCGGCAGCTCATTCGACGGCTACACCCAGCAGCTGAACCGGCTGAAGAACGCCACCACCGAGCTGTTCGTCGTCATCGGGGACACCGGGGTCTTCAACGCGATCACCAACGCGCTCGACTTCCTCAGCCGAGGCGTGCAGTCGGTGTCCGCAGGCCTGCAGTACCTGGGCAACGTGTTCGGAGCGGTGCGCAAGCTACTGGAGACGCGCGACTACTCGGCCTTCGAGCGCGACCTCAGCATCATCGAGACCGAGTTCAACCTCGTCTCAGACAAGATCAGCGGCGTCTCCAATCAGTCCGCCGCCGAGACCGCGCGCCTCTCGCGCCAGGCTGCGGCTGCTGGCGCCGAGATCGGCTCGAAGGTGGCCGAGGGCGCCGACAAGTCTTCGGAGGCCTGGAAAAAGGCCTCTGCCGAGATCGACAAGAGCCTGAAGGCGCTGGGCGTCGACCCCAAGCTGTTCGTCAACCCGGTGAAGGAGCTGGAAACCGCCTTCAAGGATCTGGCCTCCAACTCCAAGGCCAGCGGCGAGCAGATCGTCACCGGCCTGATCGGTGCGCTGCAGCAGCTGCCCCGCGATGCCAGCTTGAAGGAGTTTCTGACTCAGGCGGCGCTGGCCTTCCGAGATGGCCGGCTCAATGCCGAGCAGTACGCCCAGGCCGTGGCGCTGATCGAGACGAAGCAGAAGAACCTCTCGCCCTCGTTCGGCCCTGTGAGCGAGGCTGCGCGCAAGCAGGCCGAGGAACTGCGCAAGAACGCCGAGGCCACCAAGAAGGCTGCGGAGAAGACCGCCGAATACAAGCTGGAGCTGGAGAAGCTGGCCAGCAACGAGCGCATCAAGAACATCGAGGCCAAGGTCTCGCTGAACATCGCGCAGCTCGAAGCCGACACCGAGCGCGCGAAGGCCGCGTTCGCCAGCATCGACAACACCGTCAACAGCACGGGCGACCTTCTGGGCGACCTCTTCGGCCTGTTCAAGGACTTCGACAGCCTCAGCTTCGGCGCCATCCGCGTGATCGAGAAGCAGATCGAGCAGGAGAACAAGCGCCGCCAGGACGCCCTCGACCAGCAGAAGAAGCTGACCGAGGCCCAGATCGCGCAGATCCGCGCGCAGACCAAGGCCGTGGAGCGCGGCGACTCGCTGATCAAGGTCGACGGCGCCGGCCTGCAGCCGCACCTGGAGGCGTTCATGTGGGAGATCCTGCGGACCATCCAGGTGCGCGTGAACGCTGACGGCCTGAAGCTACTGCTGGGCACCTGACATGCGCTGCACCCTTTCTGCCCCCACCTTCGACCTTGACGGCTTCGTGGAGCTGCAGCTCAGCAGCCCGGCCGAGCCCAGCGAGACCCGCCGCCGCGTCAACCGCATCGCCACGCTCGACGGCGGCGCGGTGCTCAACGACTTCGGCTTCACCGACGCCGACCGCACGCTGCTGCTGTCGTGGCAGCCCACCAGCCGGCAGGAACACCTCGACATTGAGCGCCTGGTGCAAACCTACGCGCAGCTGCAGGTCGCCATCAGCAGCGGCCTCTATCTGGCCGCGCCCGAGGTGTACCAGCAAGGCGATGACGAAAGCACGCTGCGCCTGCTGGTGATCTCCAAGCTCTCAGCCTGATCGGACCCACCATGCCCGCACCAACCTCACCCACTTACTCCGTCGCCGCGCTGGTGGCCGCGCACACCAGCTTTCGCGACCTCATCGACGGCGGCAGCGGCCCGGGCAAGATCCGCATCCGCAGCGCCACAGACGTGCTGCTGGCCGAGGTGATCCTGACCGACCCCTGCGGCACCGTGAACGGCACGACGGGCCAGCTCACGTTCGCCATCGCTACCCAGGAAGACGCGGCTGTCGCCGGCACGGCCGCTTATGGCGAGTTCTGCGACAGCGCAAACGTCGTGCACCTGGCGCTGCCCTGCGAGGCCGGCACGACGGCGGTCTCGGGCAAGTTGGTGCTGAACTCGCTTCTGCTGGCCGGCGGTGGCCCGGTCGAAATCATCAGCGCCGTGATCGGGTGAACCGATGTCCGTGACGTTCGTCGCTGGCTCGACCTTCGCCTATGCCTTCGGCACGGCCAGCATCGACCTGACCACGCCCGCGGGCATTCAGGCGGGCGACAGGCTGCTGGCCGCCGTGCACGGGGGCTTCGCGATCTCGGGCCCCTCGGGCTGGACGAAGGTTTCAGAGACCGCGATTTTTGCGGAGTACGGCACCGACCAGCGCCTTGCAGTCTTCGCCAAGGATTCGGTGACTGCGGGGGATTCAAGCCAGACCTTCAGCTTCACGCAGGCCAGCGAAGGCGCGATGGCCGTGGTGTGCGCGGTCACGCGCGGCGCTTCGTCGGTCGCCTACTCGACGACGACCTCAGGGTCGGTCAACTCCTACGCGATCACCCCGTCGACGGTGACTGCGACCAGCAATGACTCGCTGATCCTGATCTTCGCCTCGTCCGTGCTTTGGCCCCCAGGCCCGAGCGGCAGTGGCCTTGCGACGCCGGCCCCGCCTGCCAGCTTCACGCTGACCAGCGGCACGGCCCTGGCCGAATACAACCTGGCGGCGGCTTACCGCATCGTCGGCAACGGCGTGTCGAACTCCGGGGCCTTCAACTTCCAGCCTACAGGCGGCACGCCCGCCGCCCTCTACGGCAGCAACAACAACCTGGGCGCGGTCACCATCCTGATGACCCCGTCCGGAGGCGGTGGCGCCACAACTGGCCGGGCTGCAAGCCCGGGCCCCCTCGGCGCCGGCGCTGCGGTCGCTCGGCACATACCGCGCGCAGGCAGGGCCCTTGCGCCCAGCCCACTCGGGGCCGCTCTCGTGGACGCCTTCCACAACTTCAGCGCCGCGGTGGAGGGCCGCCCGCTGGTGTACGTGGTCGACCTCGACACCCTGGCCGGTCGCGTGCGCGTGCCGATCAGCTCCTGGCAGGCAACGCTCCAGACCGAGCAGTCGAACTACCTGCAGGTGGTCATTCCGGCCTGCGAGCCCTTCCTGGCCCAAATCAACGCAGCCACCCGCGTGCGGGTCTCTCGGCGCTGCGTGCTGCTGGACGGCACGGCCTTCGAGTACCAGATGGCCGCCGTGCCGCTGCAGACCGTCACCACGGCGCGCGGCCCGAACAACTACACGGCCACCCTCAGTGGGTACAGCGCAGGCTCTGTCCTCTCGGGAAGCCCGCCGCTGCTGACAGCGCGCACGCTCACGGACGTGCGCACCATCTTCACGGCGCCAGGCGGCCTGCGCGTGCGCTGTGCCATCGACTGGCTGTTGCGGCCGGGCCAGATCGCCTTCGTGAACTCGGCCCCATTCGTGGTGGCCTACATCAACTACTACGTGAGCGACGGCGATCAGTACATGGATGTCGGCGAGCGTGTGGAGCCGACCTGATGGGCTACGCGCGCATCATCAGCGGCGGGCCTGACGGCCGGTACACCATCGAGCTCGACTACGGCCAGAGCACGCGCGACGCACTGCTCGCGGCGACGAACTCGCTCCTCGCCCAGCTCGACGTCGCCATCTCCACCCTGCTGGTCAGGGTTGCCGCAGCGGATGCCGCAGAGGCGGCCCAGATCGCGAAGGTGCAGGCAGCAGAGGCGGCGCTGATCTCCGCCACGACCGGCGGCCTGCCGCCCGGGGCATCCAAGCCCGACACCGCCGGCTTCCGGTTCGAGGTGCGGCAGCTCACCGAGCTGCGCGCGGCGAATGCTCCGCTGCGGTTCAAGCTGCAGTCCCTGCAGTTCGAACGCGCTCAAGCTGTGCGCCGTGCAGCCTACTGGCAGGCCTTCAACCCCATCGAGACCCGCAGCGCCTGGTGCGCGGACCTGACCGAAGACGCCCCGGCGGGCAGCTACGTCGCGACGGTCGACATCCCCGGCGAGTCGAACCTGATCCTGATCGCACCCGGCGCCAGAGAGTGGACGCCCAGCGACGGCGAACTCACTGCCCGCGAGATCATGTCGCCGGCCCAGGCGTTCCTGAACGCAGCCATCCTGCCGGGGGTGCAGAAGTTTCGGCCCACCTACCGCTGGGGCACGATCACCGCCATCAACTACAGCACCGACCGCTGCAGCGTGAACTTGGCGCCGGCGGTGTCCAGCGCGCAGGGCTTGGGCGTGAACCTGGTTTCGAGCCTCTCCAACGTGCCGGTGGTCTACAGCACCTGCAACGCGGGCGCGTTCAACGTGGGCGACCGGGTGGTGGTGGAGTTCGTGGGGCAGAGCTGGACGTCGCCGCGCGTCATCGGGTTCCTGGACAACCCCAAGGCCTGCGCGCCATGGCCGCTGGTGCGTGTCTCCGTGGCCTTCAGCCTGGCCAGCAGGACCAGCAACCCTCCGCGCTCGTGGATCGTCTCGACCTCGTTCAACGCTGCCTGCGGCGTCACGCAGGTGTTGTCCTCGTCCGCTGCGGCCATCACGGCAGACACAGCGACCCACGAAGCAAAGATCGCCAGCATCGAGCTGGTTACAACGCCGCCGGGCGCCTCGCTCACATCGTCGGCTCCCGTCGGCGAGCTGATCTACACGGCCAACAGCTCGGCGTTCGAGTTCAGCGGCTCTGCCGTTCCGGCCGTGGACGTGGGAACCTGGGTTTTCGCCAGCTCGGCCTCGCCGGTGAATCTGCGGATCGCCACCATCAACTCGTCGGTGGTGACGCTCGGCGCTGGCTACAACTCGAGCTGCGTGCCTGCCACGATGGTCACCGGCGGGCTGGTCAGCTCCACCAGCCAGGTGGACCTCGTCAACTTTGCGTCGCTGGAGGCCTGGCTCACAGCGGTCGGGAAATTGCCCACGATCAACGTGACCATCGGCGGCCGCACGCGCCCGTATCGGCCCGTCGTGGGCACAACCTCAAACGCTGACACATCCACCCCGGGCCCTGGGCACTGGCGCTGGGTGATGACCTACGAAGCGGAGCCCGGCACATGAGCCTCTTCATCAAGTTCGAAGGCCTCAGCGAGGCCGCGGGCACGCTGAGGCGCCTGCCGGAGACGCTGGAGAAGAAGACCATCCTGCGCATGTCTCAGGTGGGCTACGACGAGGCCCAGCGCGGCGCCGGCCGGCACAACAAGACCGGCGCCCTCTTCCAGTCGCTGTTCAACCGCGCCATTCCGAAAGGCCGCGAGGTGGGCCATGACCCGCGCCGCGCGCCGCACGCGGTCTTCGTGCAGCTCGGCACCCGACCGCACGTGATCATGCCCAACAAGAAGAAGGCCCTGCGCTGGGCCAGTGGCGGCCGGTTCTTCTTCGCCGGCAAGGTCAATCACCCGGGCTACCGCGGCGACCCCTACCTGATCAACGCGGCAACGCTGGCCGTGCGCGAGTTCTCCAAGATCCTCGACCAAGCACTGAAGGAGCCCATCTGATGGCTTTGACCTACACCTACCCCGACGCCTACCTGGCGAAGTACTGCACCGAGGAGCGCGAGGCCCGCGCGCTTGCCGACGTGCAGCTGCGCGCCACCGCCGCCGGCTACACCTTCAGCGCCGACTGGCTGCAGCGGCTCACCATCGTGCAGTGCTACATCCTGGCCTGCCTGGAGAACCAAGCCGACGCCGAAGACCTGTTCACCGCGAAGCTGAAGAGCTACCGCCAGCAGTTCGACGTGCTGCTGCCCCAGGCGCTGGCCGCTGCAGCCGCTGAGGCCGAGACGCCGGGCGCGGCCGGCGTGGGCATCTTCAGCATTCCGCTGGAGCGCGCGTGATGATGGCCGCCCTGCAAGCCGTGCGCGATGCGCTGGCGGCCGTTGACGGCGTTGTCACCTGCGAGATCGGCCTGGAGGCCAACCTCAGCCCGGCCGACTACCCGATGGTGCGCCTGGTGCCGTCGCGCATCATCGCCGGCAGGCCGTACCACGGCCGCGAGTGCGAGACGCTGATCTACTTCGGGGCGCCCATCGCCAACAGCGAGGGCCTGCCGGCGGTCTATGCCGGGCTGTTCGAGCTGGAGGGCAAGCTGCTGGCCGTGCTGCGCGCTGGCGGCCACCGCTACCGCGAGACGATCACCGACGAAGACCGGTTGGATGCGTACAAGATCATGGCCCTGCGGGTCGACATCATCGGCGCGAACGCAGCCCCCTAAAACCGCACCCGCGGGGAGGCGCAGAATTCCGGCATGAAAGCCGCCCTCTACCTCATCGGCGCGCTGCTGGCCTGGTGGGGCTTCAGCGCCTTGTCATCCTCACATCGCGAGGACGTGCGCGCCGCGTGCGGCCCCGTGCCGCGAGCTGCCATCGTTGTGCCGGCCGACAAGCCCACCGACCTGGCGCCGCTGCTCAGCGCGGCCGAGAAGCTGCAGGCCCAGGGCTTGTGCGTCATCGAGGGCGGCTGGGGCGTGCAGACCCAGCAGTTCTACCTGACCGTGCAGCAGCCCGGCCAGGCGCCGACCTTCCGCCGCTTCACGCCGGCCGAGCTGTACGACTTCGCCGTCTAGGCTCCGGCCAACGGCTTGACGTGGTACAGCGGATCACGCCCGCTGTTCACCACCGCCTCGGGGCTCGTGCCGCGCAGAACCGCATCGGCCTTGCCCAGGCTGCCCATCACGCGCCCTGCCACTGAAGGGTCCAGCCGGCGCAGGAAGTAGGCGTCGCCGTCCGGGTCGCGCTCTTCGGCCTTCCGCCCGGTCAGGTCCAGCCGCGGCGAGGTCACGCACATGCAGTGCGGGTGGTACGGCGGCCGAGGCGCCACCGCCTTCGGATACACGCCGGGACCTAGGCCGTACAAATCGCGGCCAGCGAAGAGCTGGCAGATGCACGGAGCGCCGCGGCCTGGTGCCCGCCGCACCTGCACGAACTCGACGTCGGGATCATCCATCAGCAGCTGCGCCTCGCGGTCGGCGTAGGCCCGGTGCAGCTCGGTGCGCGAGATCCGCGCCGCGAAGTAGCGCATGCGCTCGTAGAACGCGACCTCGATGCGCCTCTCCAGCAGCGCAGTGCCTGCCCCCGCCTCCACCGCCGCGATGGCGTCCAGCACCTGCCTGTAGGCCGCCTGCAGGGCTGGCGTGCTGAGGTCGCTCACCTGCATGGAGGCGAAGGCCCGCCGCATCTCCACCAGCACCGCGTCGTCGGTCAGCAGCGCCTCGCGCATGTAGCGCGGCAGCTTCGGGTTGCGCGGGCTGATCTGCAGCGGCTCGGCACCCGGCGGCCGGAAGTTGTAGCCCTCGAACAGATCCAGCGCCAGGCGGCGCGCGTCCTGAAAGCCGCGGGTGTGCCGCTCCACGGCGCCCTGCACCGCCACGCTCACGCTCTGGGCCTCGGCGTAGAGCTTCGTCGACAGGCGCACCGCGCCGACCTCCAGCTCCATCACTGCTGCCGCGCCCACGGCCTCACCGAGGATGCCCGACAGCGCCGTGGCCATCGTCTGCGCCATCTCGCCGCGGAAGCTGTCCATCACCTCCTGCACGGCATCGCGCGGCACGACGCCGGCCTGGATCAGTTCGACCACCTCGCGGAAGGCCTCGCGCAGCGCCTCATCGAGGCCGGCCACGGTTGCGTCCAGCAGGGCGCGCTCTTGTTCGGGGGTCACGGCTTCTTGTCCTTCTCGATCAGCACCATGTCGGCGGCCATGTTGACGACGTGCCACGCAACCGGCTGGCTGACTTCAAAGCGGAGGCGGATCTGCCGAGCGGCCTCAAGCTTTGATGCATTCGCGCGCAGCAGCTGCACAGCGCAGGCCAGACGCCGGGCCCGTTCGCCCGTGCGCGGGTTCAGGATGAACACCGCTTCGAGGATGGCTTCGGCGTTCACAGGCCCTGCACCTTCAAGCCGGCGGGGTTCGCGTCGGGGACGCCCAGCAGCTCGTTGAAGGCGCGCGCCGCTGCGTCGGCCTGGTCCTTGTAGACGCCGTTCGGGAACAGCCGCAGCTCTTCGGTGAACTCGTCGTTCCAAGATCCGCGCAACATCAGCACGTTGCCCACGTTCACCTGGCTGGCGAAGGGCTCGGCCCGCGTTTCCTTGTCGCCGCTTTCCAGGCTGCTGTGCACCGAGTAGCCGGCGAGCTGGCGCGTGAGGTACAGCACCTGGCTCTTGCCGGCCTGCCCCGGGTCTTGCGGCAGGCTGATGCGAACGCCGGCGCCATCGCGGGCTGCGGTGTTCTTGAGCAGCTGGTCGCGCTCGTCGGTGGCAAGGCGCTGGCGCTCCACGTGCGCCACGATGAACCGGCCGTCCTTCAGCTTGCCGAGCTTCGCGCCGGCCGTATAGGCGCCGCCAGTGGTGCTGGCCAAGTCCCAGCCACGCACCCACTGCACAACGCCGGCGGGGATGGCGTCCACTACCTGCAGCCGGTCGGGCTTGAACACGCCACCCTCGGGCGGCGCTGGCCTCTGCCGGTACTGGCCCGCGAAGGTGTACGGCGCAGCGCGCTCCATGCGCGCCAGATCCTCGGCGCTGTGCTTCTCGGGCCACAGCGGCGTGCTGTCAGGCTGCACGGCCGACAGGCACAGGTGCTCCCACTTCTCGCCGTTGCCGCCATCGAGCAGCCAGCCGGCCAGGTCGTTCTGGTGCAGGCGCTGCATGATCAGGATGATCGGCGTGCGCTCGGGGTCGTTCTTGCGGCTCTCCAGCGTGTTGCTGAACCAGTCGAGCACGCCCTGGCGGATCACGTCGCTGCGCGCCTCGTCGGCCTTGTGCGGGTCGTCGATGACGATGGCCCCGCCAAAGCCTTCGCGCATCTTGCCGGCGCCGAAACCTGTCAGCGTGCCGCCCTCGCCTGCCGCGTACACGACGCCGCCCTCGGTCGTGGTCCAGTGGCTCTTCGCCTCGGCCTGCAGTTGCACAGAGGGGAACACCTCGCGGTAGGCCTCGTGCTGGATCAGGTCGCGCACCGCGGCGCTGTTGTTCGCCGCCAGCGTGGCGCTGTAGCTGGTGTGGATGAACTCGCTGTCGGGCGCGTGGCCCATCGTCCAGGCGATGAACATCAGCACGGCCAGCTCGGTCTTGCTGTACCGCGGGGGGATGTTGATGATCAGCCGGCGGCACTCTCCGCGGTAGACCCGCATCAGCGCGTCGCAGATGGCCCGATGGTGCGCAGCCCGGCGCCACGTGTAGCCGCGCCGGCGCTGGAACATGTAGCGCGCGAAGAAGTAGAGATCCTGCCGGGCCATCTCGGCGGCCACCAGGCGCTCGCGCAGCTCCGCGTCGCTGTGCATCAGACCTCGCGCGCCAGCTTGGCGGCCACGTCGGTGTATTCCTGCAGCGTCATCGGGATGGCGGCCACCGGCACAGGCCCGCCGCCTTCGCCGGTCACCTGCAGCGGCAGCACCTTGCCCAGCAGCATGCTGAAGCTCTTGGTGTCTTCGTCGGCCACACGCTTCAGGTAGCCCACCAGGCCGCCCTTGCCTTGCCTGTCTCGACCGCTGCGCTCAGCAGCTTCCAGGATGGCCTCGCGCAGGGCCTTCGTGGTCTTGTTGACCGACCCGGGCTTGCGGCCCATGCCGGCGGCCGGGGGCTTGCGCTTCGCAGTAGCTGGCACTTCTTTGCTGCTCAAGGCCGCACCTCACAGATCCGCCACGTCACAGTGCCCAGGGTGAAGCGCTCGCCCACAGCGACGGTGAACGGTGCGAGCTGGGGGCCGGCGTACTGCAGCAGCATGGGCGTCCAGTTGCCGGGGCCGATGGGTTTGCAGACCACGGTCACCGCTCCCCGCCTCTGTCGGGATCCAGCCCGACCATCACGGCGCTGTAGACCAGGCCCTCTGCGCGCAGCGTCTCAACTGCGGCAACGGCGGCGGCGCGGCTCACGTCGAACTTCGCGGCGATGTCGTCGAAGGTCAGCAGCTCGCCGGGGTTGGCCTCGAACCAGAGCCGCAGCTGCTGGCGCAAGCTGCCCACCCGCGGCTTGTGATTCCCGCGGCCTGGGCCTTGGCCGTGCGCGCGGTCGATGTCGATGCCGTTCATGCGGCTACCTCCTGGGCGTAGGCCGCGATCAGCAGCGCCTCGGCCCGGTTGTGGTCCTTCACGCGCTTGAGCTGGTCCACCACCAGCGGGAAGCGCTCGCGCGCCGCGGCGGCGCTGGCTTCCTTGGGCTGCTTCAGGAGGCCGAAGTGGCGCTTCCAGGTCTGGGGCTGCACCACCTGCACCTGCAGCCTGGTGATGTCGGCCACGCCCTCGACGATCCCGCGGCTGCGCATCAGGCTGCCCTGGCTGTGCATGCTGTTGCCGTGGCTTCCGCCGTTGCCGGCAGGCCGCGCGCGCACGTCCTCAAAGATCAGCAGCGCGGCCTCGCCGATGGGCACGAACTCGCGGATCAGCAGCAGAAGGCCGCGGCCGTCGATACGCCGGCCCTTGCCGTCCGGGGTTGTGGGTAGATCGCGCACGGCGGCGGTGCCGCGGCCGTCCACCGCAGCCACCGCGCCGGTCAGGCCGATGTCGATGCCGATGGTGATCAAGCGAGGGCTCCTTCTTCGTCAACGGGGGCTGCGTGCACGCGCGCAGCTTGCGACGTGCGCTCAGGCTTCCAGCCCTCCTGCTGCGCCATCGGCAGGCGCGGGGCCGGCCGCTCTTTCCGGCTGCCAGCGCGGAAGGCCAGCTCCTCGCGCAGCCGCCAGACGTAGACGTTGAACCGCGTGCGCTCTGGGCCCTGGGGCATGCAGTCGGGGTCGGTCTCGAAGAACTGGTCGGCGCGCGCCAGCCATTCGCCGTTGCGGCCTCGGTACTGCAGCCGGTACAGCTCGCCGATAAAGTCGATCAGCCACTGGTGCTCGTTGAGCCCGCGGGTGATGGCCTGCCAGCGGTCCTGCGGGGCCCATGCGTGCCACTGGCAGGCGCCGCGGCCGCTGCCGCCCAGGTCGACAGTGCCGCGGCAGGGGCAGCCGTAGGCGCTGCACTGACCCGGCTCGGGCGCGCGGTCGTGGTCGTGGTCGGGCTGCTGCTGGTGGTCCTTGCCCATGGCGGTGCGTGTCGCGGCCAGGGCCTTGGAGACGGTGGTGGCTGTCATGCCGGGCTGTCCTCGGTGAGGGGTTCGGTGAGCGCAGGGCATCCGGCCCGGCGCCAGGCGGAGACGACGCGGCGCTCGAAGACCGGCATCACGTCGTCGGGGTACGAGGCCACCTTCAGCTGCCGGCCCATGGCGAGCACAGCGCGGCTGTCGTGGCGCCAGGCGTCGGCTGCAGGCGGTGCTGCAACGCCGGTGGCCGGCAGTGGCGCGGCCTGCGCTGCATCGCGTAGCCGGCCTTCGACCGTGGCCAGCAGCAGAGCGAACTTGCCCTTGCCCCTGCCCACCAGCTCGGCGGCTGTGGCGGCCAGCGTCTGCGCGGTCTGCCCAGCCTCCAGCAGGCGCAGCAGCGTCGGGTGGCCAGGGTTCACGTCGGCAATGCCGGCGGCCTTGATCGCCCGGCAGGCGAGGCCGCCAGGGCTCGGCGTGATCCCATCGGCTTCAGCCTCCGCGAGTGCGCGCTCTACCCTCTCGTTTCCATTGGTCTTACTTACTGCAGTAGCAGTAGCAGTAGAAGAGCCGTCACTTAAGGGGGGCTTTGGTGAAGGCTTGCGCGGGGCCTTTGGTGCATCACCTTCGTCTGCTCCGAAGCGTGAGCCCTCGCCCCTCACGGTGCGGACATGCTCGTCCTTGACCATGCGGCTTGAGTACCAGATGGGGCCCGGCTGCTCGGGCAGCAGCGTCACGGGCGGACCCTCTCTGCGGCCGCTGCGCGGCACGTAGACCAGGGCCTCAGCGGTGCCGGCGTCGTTGCCCTTCAGCACCCCCTTGTCCACCAGCTCGCGCACGTGGGCCATGCTGGCGCCGACCTCGGTGGCCAGCTCCTTCAGCGGATAGCGTGCGACGCCGTACTCGTCCGAGTCGTGCAGCGCGCAGAGGATGTCGACCCACACACCGCGGGCCGCGGGGGAGCAGCGGCGCAGCTTGGAGTTGCTGCGCCAGTCCTTCGTGTAGAACTGGAAGGACGGGCGGCTCATACAGCAGCCCCCGCCGACGCCAGTCGCCCCTTGGCCGGCAGGAACTGCAGCGCCTTCACCACCTGGCGCTGGCGCCACTCGCGGCAGATCTGCGCGCAGGGCTTGCGCGGCGGCTTCTTCGCATCGACGCCAGGGCCAAGCACCCACACGGCCACGGCGGTGCGCGTGCCGTGCGGCTCCCAGCCCATGACGTGCGCGTTCTTGCCCAGCGTCTTCAGCAGCCGGTACACGCTGATGCGGCTGGCGCCTGACTGCTCGACGATGCTGGGCACGGTGTCGCCGTCCTTCAGCGCGCGCCAGATGTACGAGAACGCGATGAGCTGCGCGCACGGGCGGTCGGGCTTGATGGCACGGGCACCCAGCACCGCGGGCCCATCGCCAGCCGCCCAGCGAAGCTCTGGGTGGTTCGCCGGGGCATCGGGGCAGCGGCCATCCGGCCGCACCATGCGCAGGGCCCAAAGGCGGCGCAAGATGCGCAGCATGGCCCTGGGCTTCATCTCCACGCGCTCGGCCACCTGCTTCGCGGTGCCGGGCAAGGCCAGCATGATGCGTGCGTAGTCGGAGTAGGAGGCGGAGGGCATCAGGCCTTGCCTTTCGCGCAGCTCGCGCACACCCAGGTGCGCAGCCCGCGCACGCGGGCCAGCTTGCGGCCCTGGCTGGCCTTCTTGTTGCCGCAGGCAGCGCAGAGGAACATCGGCGAGCAGCCCGGGCCTGGGGCGCGCACCGTCGCAGTGAGGTCGCGCTGCGCCGAGTAGATCGGCTGTGTCATGCGGCACCCCCCATCGGTGTGCTGGCAGCAACGACACCCCCGCGATCAGCAGTCTCGCGGCCGGTGGCACCAGCGGCGACCATGCCGGCATGCGCCCCCAGCTCAAGGAAGTTCACGCACTGCGGCTCGCCATGCACAAGGCGCACGGCGGGCTCCAGCTCGTTGCCGCCGAGGCGTGTGCAGGTGAAGCACGAAGGCTCGGCCTTGCCGGCGCGCGGGCCTTTCTGCACCGTGCCGCCGGGGCACCCGCTGCCGGGCTGGATTTCGAAGGGGATGCGGGCCATGGGTCAGGCCGCCTGCTGCACTTCGGCTGCGGGCTTCGCAGGCGGGGCCACGTCGATGCAGGGCCGGCCACCGGGGTGAGGCCATTCGGGGTCGGGGACGCGCAGCCACGTGATGTCCGGCCGGAGCTGCTCGCATGGCACGCGGGCGGCGGTGGCGCGCTCGATGCCTGGGCAGTGCTCGGCGGGAAGTGGCCTTCGACCAGTGAAGCACTGGTAGAGGTACTGCTCGTTGAGGCCGACGGCTTCCGCCACGGCGACGCGTTCTGAGGCTGGCATTGAGATCATGGGGCCACACTCTAGCGATTCACTAGAGCCCGCGTCAAGCGTTTTGCATTTGCCAGGGCCTAGCGTTGCGCTTGAAATCGGGTCCGTGAACCCTTACCCGCACTCGGAAGACCCAATCGTCAGCGCGCTGCAGCGCCTGCTGGCGCAGGAAGGCGGGCACATCAAGGTCGGCGACGAGGCTGGCGTGAGCGATCAGTCGCTCTACCAGATCGCGCTCATGAAGACGGACAGCAAGACGGGCAATCCCAAGGGCGTCGGCCCTTCGATCCGCAAAAGGCTGACGGCGCGTTATCCCGGCTGGCTTGACGGCGTGGTGCGTCCCCCTTCG